TATAAAAATCACCAGAAATATCTTTTATAATCTCATCACCAACATGCCCAGCAATCTTCTTCATAACTGTTTCAAACAGTACCGGGGCGTTCATGTTAGAGCTTTTAGGAACTATGTAATCAATGGCAACATTAGCAATTTTTCTTATAGCAAACTGTACTAATTCTTCACCTACATATTGGTCCATCTCCTCCAGGAAAGACTTGAATGGGGTTGCTTTACCCTTAGCGTTTTTAGCAGCAGATATTGCCTTTGCGGCAACACCAACAGCCTTTTTACCAGTAGGACTTAACCCAACAATCTTACTGTCATCAGGAACACTGGTTGTAGTTTTTTTGGTTTGTTTAGCTGGGAGTTTAGCCACAATTAATACCCAAAAGTAGCATCCATCATAGGCGGTGGTTGCCTAGACTGGGATACTCTGAAATCTTGGATCATATCTCTAGCCGCACGGGGGCGAGACATGGACATGTATCTAAAAGCATCGTAAGCGTGGTCCTCTGACTTGGTGTCTACATCCTCGGGGTTATTCTTACAAAGCGGGATGGTGGGCATGGTCCTGATGGTGTTGAGGCAGTTGCTGAAAAATACAACACCATTACCCTCCTCGGGTGTGGCTTGTAGTCGGCGGTGGACTTCTAATTTACCTGCCATCCTGTTCTTGTCAGCCCTTCTCCACTTAATACCACGGTTAACCATTATCTCAGCGATTGATGGCCCTGTCTGACCTCTCATATCCCAACAAGACCCATCCAGAACGTGATCTTGTATGTAGGGATCACTAGCTTCAACCTCTATGATTAAATCAGCCAGCTTTTCGGCATTCCACCACTCACCATACAATTCCCTGTACACCCATATATTGCCATCAAAGTCTACAGCACCCCAAAGTACACAGGAAGGAGAAGCATAGCCATAATCACAAGCCCTAATTCTTGTCCACGAACTCGGAATTTCAAAGGGATCACAAACATGCTTTCCTCTATCAAATTCTGTAAATGCGGCTCCTTCTGCAACATCCCAGTCTCCTTCCAATAAACGCCGCCGCTCAACCTCTGGAAGGGACATCAACATTGCTTCATAGTCACCTGTTTCCATCAAACTTGGGTTGTCTGTCAAGCGAGCGGGGATGAACTTGCGATAAAAAAGTGGTTGCCCAGCCTTGGGGTGTGTTGAGGGGTATTTTAGAGTTGCCCCACTTTCAATATCAAGGGCTGGGAAAGCTGTGTTGGGTGGGCAGGGGTCAATATACATCTTTTTAACCCACCAGCCACCTATCCCTCCGGGGTTTGCTGTATTTCCAGATACCCACACATAGTTTTTTTGCCTCAATACAAAGTTTTCTGTGTCTTTTACTGTGATACAAAACACTTTACCACTATAATGTTCAGGGGTGACATCGTTTCTAGTATTAAGGTCTACTTTAGTAGTTGGACTATCCTTAACAAAATATATACAATACTTGTCATTGTGGTTGGGATTATCTAACACATATTTTTTATACTGTGTTTTGTACCCAAGTTTGACAGCAATTTCTTGTAGGTCGTTTACTAGTTGAGGGCTTGTGGGGTAAGCTGTGCAGGCTGTGTCAGATTGCCAGTTTCCATCCCCAAGTATATAAGCTCTGAAAGCTAGGTCTAGCTGTCTGTAGGTAGCAGATTTCAAAAACTCACGAGGAAAATGCTTATCTTTAGATTTACCAAACTGTTTTACATACTCCCATAATTCTTTGTTGGCTATCTGGAAGTCTCCATTTTTGGAGTAACAAAAATTATAGCAGCCAAGAAGTTTTTGTATAAACGGGTGGTTTTCCTTTTTTAGTTGGGAGATTATAACTTTGTAATTACCACCAGTAGATTTCCCAAAAGACCCCTCAGCAATATACAAACCTAAAAACTGAGCGGCAGCGTCATCATTAAATTTACCAAAACCCCCAAACCCACCAGCGTAATATTTTTCAGAGGTTCTAACTACATTAATACTACCACCTACATATTCATTCCACTTGACCAAATCGTTTGTAGGTTTTCCATGTTTTTTATATAAAACCCTGTGGTCATTGGTCATACTCATATACAAATTCTTTTTATATATACGAGTAATTTCTTCATCTACATCAAAGCTTGACACTGAGGTTACTGGTTTTATTACTAACTTGCCATCTTTCTCAACTGAATATACTAAATCCCCAACGTTTACATCCTGGATATTTTTCCACCCATCAACTGTCAGGGCTTCCCCTTCATCGACGCAACACCGCATGTATGGAATAATGCTAGGGTCAGTAGTGCGGAGCCTAGAACGAAGGTAATCCCATACATATGGGGTAGGGTAATGAGTGATTTCATCTATTGCTATGTAGGTATATGACTGGCCCTGGTAGCGGGTAACATCCCGGTCACGGTCACAGTAGGAAAAGTGGACAGAGGCACCGGAGGGAAAGAACCAAGTATTTTTGCCCTCCCTCCACTGTGCCTTTGGGAATGCGATTTTGTAGACCTGATGAGATTTCTCAATTAACTCACGGAGTTCATCAAGTGTGCGACGGAGTATGATAGCGCGGTGGTTGGGGTTGTCAGCATACCTGAGAACATCTAGGAGGACAGCAAAACTTTTACCCCCACCAGCGGCCCCCCCATAAAGGACATCCTCTTCCGGGGAAGCAAGGAAGTCGGTTTGTGGTCCTGGGTGGGGTTTAAATGCGGCATTCTGTTCTACATAATCCCTTGTAGCCTTGGGGAGGATTTCAATGTCATCCTTCACCAGTAGTGAGTTGCCCTCTTTAGAGATAGCCTTCTCAACCTTCTTGGCACCCTTCTCAATGTGCCGTATCTTGTCATACTCTTTCTTGGAAGCCCTGTCATGTTTGAGCTTCTGTTTGCGAGCAGTTACAAGCTTCCTCTGTGTCTCTCTCCTGGCTAGTTCAGCCTTGGAGAAATTATACTGACGCTTGGGTTGGGAAGGAGCATCCCGTTTTTTAGGTGGCTCCTTCCCATCCAAAAAAGCTTCAAGGTCAGAGGGGTCAGCCAAAGTTTATGCGGCTGAACTTAGTGGGGTAGCTTCAGAACCACCACTCTGTTTAATCATACCCTCTAGAAGCCAAACATCTGTGGCTACATCAGTCATCCTGACCCAATCGTAGATTTTACCACCCGTGGCAGTTCCACTATAAGTAATTGTATCTTGGGCACCAGTGGCAACCCAGTTGTAGTTAACAGCAGAATCAGTATCTGAACCCATGATAAAACCGTGGAAGCCAGCGTTGGCAGTGTCAGCGGTTACAATGGTTGAAGAGGTGGCTGCGATGCCTTGCATGACAGTGTAGACATTGCCGGTGCCTGTGGCTTCTGGCAAAGTGACAGCAAGAGTGGCATCCAAGACAAGGCAAATCTTGTTGCCGTGAGTGGTGGGGTCTAGGGTGAGAGTGTTAGTACCATCAGCGATAGATACTAGCTTAGTAGAAATGTCAGCCGCATCATTAATCTCAGCAGCCGTAGCCGTAACACCATCCATGATATTTAGTTCGGCATTTGTAGAGGTAAGTGTGGTACCTGCACTGTCAATCTTGAGTGCGTACCGTTCGTCTGGATTTACTGTTAGTGAAGCCATTTTATTTTCTCCTTAGTTTATGTTTGTAGTACTATTAATATAAATCAGTTATCTCAGTCTGTCCTAAGAGGTGAACATTAAGCGGCATCGTAGAAACCGTTTACCATTATCTCAGCAATACCAGTGGTTCCTGTATCATATTCAATCGCAATAGCACCCCCCGGAGGAATTATAATACTGTCATTTGGAATAAATACTCCGTGGTTAGCTGCACTTGTTCGCATCGAAGCTAGTTGCCCGTCTGTTGAAAAGCCACTAATGGCACTAACACCAAGAACGGTAGCTGAAGCAGTAGCACCGCTACCAACTTTTGTATTTACTGGGATTATTGCAGTACCACCCGTTGCCGTTCCTGTAGCTCTCCAAACTTTCCATAACACCGATTGAACAGCCCCCACAACTATGCGATCAACAACAAAATTTTGTGTAGCATTATCGTTTTTAAAATAAAAAATATAATCCCCCGCCTCAGCATCAGCATCATGAGAGTTCATCATGTAGCCATCATCATTGTCACGGGAACGATAATAAAAACGACTGTTCGCACTGGAACTAGTCTCTACTCTAGACTCTTTATTAACACCAGCAGATTTACCTCTACCCTTACCATCAAAAAGTTGAAATAACATATCAGTACTCCTAGCTCATTATCCGTTTAATTTAAAGTTGATTAGTTGTAACTCGTAAATAATTTGTTGAAGCAGTTGTAATGTGTCTGTATTACTATTAATAGTTTCTACAGCATCCTTGATACTACTATCACCATAAATAGATTTGGGGTCTACAAGACCTGCATTCCTATCCCTTGAAATACTACCCACTTTTATGTTCTCACTCTAATGTTTGGGTTGAGGGGAATACGACACACAAAACCAGAAATCATAATTTGGTTTGCAGAACTGACAAAAGCACGAATGACCAAAGAGTTTTGTAGAATTAACCCTGGTACCACTTGTATCAAACCAACACCAGCCGCCAAGGTTGTCTTCAAAAGGTCATCGGGGTCAGTCACTCCCCCCCACTCAATTGTAAGGTCAACATTATCCGTGGCATGAGTATTGGTAGCCCATATCCAAGCCTCATCATAATCTGACACACCGGATATACAAGTGTGGAGGAGTGTTCCCGGGGTGCTTGTAGCTGCAACTTTAATCTGTCTCCCGTTGGTACTCCCGGAGAGTGGGTAACGAGTACCGGACATATTTTAGGTTTTCAGGTTGAGGTCGAAGAAGGCGTTACACCACACTCTGATGTTGTCGAGGTCTAGGGCTGTCAGAGCTTTACCAACCATAAGGATCATGGCCATCTCACCGTCGAAGAAGTTGATATTGGTTCCACCAGTACCCTCATAATCTCCGAAACTAGGTACAACTGTCAAATTTTCAACATCTACAAATGTTCCTGTGTCGTCAGCAGTGGCTGCTAATTCAGTCCCATTTTTGTAGAGTTTAATGCCAGAACTTGCAGCAGTATTATCCCAAGTGGCTGATAATAGCTGCCACTCATCCTCAGTAATGGTGTCCTTGGAAGCCTTCCCAATCTTGGCAGCAGCACTTTCATCCCACAGTTCTAGGTTCAACTTGTCGGCTGCATCCAACCAGAACAACCACTCACGAACTTCTGCGCCAGATGTAAGATCAAGTTTACTCCCAATAGTACTGTTAGTGCTATCAACAGGATTAACGAGAGCAACCCAGCTAATAGCCGCTGCGGGAGTGAAGGCTGCGATGTCGGGAGTATCAAATTCCTCATCTGTACCATTCATCTTCAATGCAATACCCAAACCAAGATGGCGGGCACCAGTGTCATATGTTGCAATGCTGTGGTTGTATGTGAATGTCAAGCCACCAACAGCACTTTCATCACCAGTTGTGGTGGTGGTGTCAGATGCCTGGGGTAGCCAAAACATGTGGCAGTTCCCAGTAATCTTCCTAATACCTCTAGTAAACTCTGCCCGTGTCATTAGTGGGTTTTGGAGCAGGGTATTTACCTTGAGGCCAGAAACCGTGTTAGCCATATTTATCTCCTAGTGTTCTAGACCCTGCCACCTTTGGAGAGGTCTTTTGTTTTTTGTATAAATCCGCCGTTGGCGTTGTTTGAATTTAATTCTGCGGGAGCATCTGAAGGATAGAAAGGTGTGGGGGCATCAAACCCAGTTTCATTTTCAGCCATAAACCCTAACCTTCCCCGACTTCAACCTCTTGTGCAAACCTACATGGGAAAGATACCTCCCAGTAGCCTCAAGCAACCAGTCAGACAACTCCCTCAATGAATAATCACCAGTCTTGTGGTAGTCAAAAACTCTTTGTAGTGCTGTGAGTTCCAGGGGGACCTCTTCAATCTTTTTCCCATATTTATAGGGTCCAGGTTTTGCATCCTCTGGGTCTACATATTTATAACCAAACGGAACGGTGGGATTACGCCTCGTGAAAGTCTGCGTCAATTATCCTCTCCGTTTTTGCTGGTAATAATACAACACCGTGCATGACCTCCCCCTCGTGCTGCACTATCTCCCTTTTACCAATCCCAACCCTATCCAACACCTCTTTGGCTGCTTCAAATTTAGCTTTAGAGGCTGGGTCCTCAAGACCACCAGTCTCCATCCTGTCGACAATCTGTCTGGCAGCACCAGGAGAGTGGAGAGCCAAATAAGATTGAGTGAGGGCTAAAATCTCATCAGCAAGGGACTTGACAACCTTATATTTGCTAGTGGGGTTATAACCGGCAGAAATAAGGGCAGCATCAACATCAAACTCCTCCTCGAAAGCCTCAAGGAAGCGGGTTTGTTGTTCAGTCCGTTGCCTTTGAGGTTGTTGGGGGAGGAGGTGCATGTTTTCCTTTATTTTAAAAGGGAGAGGGGTGGGGGGAGCCAAGCAACATTGCATCACCTGTTGAGAACCTAGGAACACCCTCCACCCCTTAAAAAGTGGGTATCATGGGGCATTTTTTACTCTAACAACTCCCCCCAACATTTGGCAACCACGCTTCCTAATCTCACTTGTTATTTGTTGGTGATAAGATTTAAGCATGGATGCCATAATCCTTTTACAAAACTATACCACTACCTATATACTATTGTATCCACTTTTGAGGGTTTGTCAACCCCCTTTTTAATAAAAAATCAAAAAAACATTGCAATTTTAAAATAAACTTTGAGATATACAAGAATATTATCCAAAAAAATATGGAAATGGGGGGTTCAGGTGAGGGGTTCACGCTGGTATGCCGCAACTTTTACCCCCACAACCCCTACAATACTGCCACATTTCCTTTATATATAAATACCCTGTCAAAAATACCCCACTTAACCCCTTGCAATTAAACAACAAACTGAAAACGTGCACAAAAGTGTCAACATACCAGTGGGAACCCCTCAAAACTACCCCTAATCTCTACCCCTAACTACTTGATTTTAAAAGAAACTAAAAATAAATAAAAAAAAGACTTGACAAACCTTCATTTCAACTGTATAATAGTAGGTACGGCATTCGCCGAAAGTGAACTTAGAGAGTGTTCACACTGGTATGTTGCAGGTATTATATATATAAAAACAGGGTAAGATAGGTTTAAGTGGGTATTAAGGTGGGTTAGAGGGGTTCAAGGCTGGTATGCCGCCCCTCTTTTTTATTTTCCCCCCACATATATGTGTTGTATATATGTCACACCCCATATTTATTTCAAGGGGTTAACATGTTTATTTTTAGATTTATGAGGGGTATGGAGTGCAAGGGTACTAGGGGGGGCCGGTGGCCCTTGCCCCCCAAACCCGCAGAAAACTGCCAAAAATGAGTTCAAGCTCTTGCCAACAAGATTTATAACCCTCCCCCAGCTATCCATCCCCACCCACATAAAAAGCCTAGAGGTCTACTGCGGGTCACACACAAGACCGCTATCAACGGTTTCCAAAATCTTTGGGGTGTAGGGACCAAAAAACCCCGCCAATGGTGACGGGGCTAGTTGGGTGGGTATGTGGGGGTCTACACGAAAATCTTGAGGTCTTCTTGACTGTCCCCGAATAGGGTGAATTCGTGTTCGACTATGTGTGTGTGTTCCCCTCCACCCTCGAAAACTGTGAGCCGTTGGGTGATCTTGAGGCGGCGGAGAGCATATCCGCGCCCATCTGGTCGGGTCTTCTCCTGCACCTCCCCGAATGCCACACTCTCAACATCGTGAATTGTAGTGTTTATACCTTCCATGATCTCTACTCCCTTTGTGTTGATTGCTGTAACCAAACTGCCCTGGCACCGTCAACCTGCGATGTTCAGAGATTTTTCCCAAGCCTTGACCAAACCCCAGTCATCCTCGTCCAGGTCTAGTTCCCGCTCGCTGGGGTGTTTACCCTCAAGGTGAGGAGGGGGCTTCCTGGTGTGGGTTTGTAGCACCCTACTCCCCTTCATCATCACCACGGTTTCCCCCGGCTCTAGATGCAACCTTGCCCAGTCGAAATATGTCTTGGCCTGGGAGAGAGTGGCAGCTGGCTGAACTGTCTCGGGGTGCAAGACTAGGTAGATACAACCCTTGGCTTGGTATTTTCTCCAGGGGTGATCCTCGGGGGGCTTACTCATGATCTTGCCCCCGCTGTCTCTGGTGTCCCCCGGGGGTCTTGTGGGGTGTTCTTGCTGGTATGTTTCACCTTCCTTGCCACCACTGCCCTTCTCCCCTTCCTGTTCCCGGCCTGGATATCCCCCTTGTTGGCCCTGGGACCGATGGTGTCGTGGTGGGTGGTGGCTTCCACCTTTCTGACTTTGTTGATCAACATGGTGGTTCCCTCCTCAAAAGAAAACGGGGCAGGTATTACCCCGCCCCATGATCTTGCCCACAATCTGGTGGGGGTGTCAAGGGGTATCCCCCCCTGTGTGGGTGTTGATGAAATCGACCACGAGAGCAACCTCCCACAGGAGGCTTTGCCCTAACTCAAAACTGTCCTCTGGGTTTTCTGGTAACTGGTCAAGAGCCTTTTGTAGTTCGGAAATTGTGTGCCCCATCCCCATCAACCGTGCCTGGGTGGTGGCAAGAGCAGGAGGCGGGGGGGCTTGTAGAGGACCGGGTCTTTTGGCTTGAACCTTTCCCATGCTACCGGCGATCTTCGTCCCGGGCCAGTGTGTCACGGTCCCGGTCTATTCCCCAGGGCATGGCGTCGTAGTGGTTTGCCATCCAACCAAGTTCGTGCCTCATAACCCCATCATAATCCACCCTCAACAGTCTGACAGACTGGCCACCCACAATCTGGGGGCAAGATGCCACAACCTGGAAGCTTCGGTTTGATCCAACCTCCAACCAAACGTCCCAGGTATATCTTACATCATCCCCCCCTTCCTCAATCTG